TTATATCCAGCAGCTTTTATCTTGCTACAGAAATCAATGTCCTCTCCTACTACTCTACCATCCCTCATCCTATAACTTTCAAACCAAGGATAAGGTATATCAAGAAACACATCTGTATTATACAATATGCACCCACATCCCGTTGCGTCAACCTCTATGAGCTCTCCTGAGAAGCATTCATCATCAGGGATATGATGATATTTGCCAAGCTCACCACGGAGCAGTATCGTATCAAACGGTGGATACCGCCTATGGACGTTGACGGCCACAACATCTTTCTTATGACTCAGCAGTTTCGGAATTGTATCGTGTGGATAATTCTGATCTGTGTCCATCATAAGAAGCTGTGTGCAATCTTCTCTAAGTGCTTGCACAACAAGATTGTTCCTGATCACATCAATAGGGCCAGGAGCATTAGGCATAAGAAGTGTAAAATCTGGCTTCTCCATAACAGTCCAAGACATTAGAAAGCTAGTATACACCTTGACATCTGTTAGTGGGAATCCTATGCCCAACTTTCCATACCCTCTCGCCTTTCTCCTACTCAAGTACAGTTTTTGATCATGCCTTGTATTCTCGCTTGAATAGGCTTCAATATAATCTTTATCTTCAAACTTCATGTCCTTGATTGGGTGATTATGATCTATTCTAGCATCCTCAGCCCAAACATATCTTCCCAACTCCTTGGCTATATTAGTTAATTCTCTATCACAACATTGATGGATATAGCCAGTATAAAAGAACTCCCTGTTCTCAAGGTGATCCAAAAGCTTTTTGCTTGCGAGCCAGTGAGTAGCAAGGGCTTTACCGTCTTGTATGCCATCATTAAGGCCAACAAGACCCCATCTATCTGGGAGCTTCCCCATCTTATACAATGCTCTCAAGAAGAAGCCATACTGTGGAATAGTGTCATCTCCTAGAAACAAGACAAATTCATTCTTTGTTCTGCTAACAAGCTCTTTAACCATCTTTGGACAGCCAATTCTATCTCTATCAACTCCAGTTACTATTTCATACTTATCTTCTGGAACAACTATATTTTTCTTGATTGCTGAGATACAATCCTTAACCCTGTCTTCACGGATTATAGGAATAATTATTGAAACATTTGGTATTAAGTTTATGTCCATCCTACCAGTAGAAACATGATACTCAATATCATCTGATTTAAGAACATTGTAATCATCAATATCAAGGACATTCACTTCAACGCCATCATAGAATGCACTTATCAAATCTTCATTACCTTCTTGGTATAATGACCACCCAACAAGTTTTCCAGAATCTTCATCTAAGTGGCCAACTTTATCGACCCTACCAATTATACCTGATCCTCCAACATTAGTCCTGTATATCAGGTTATTCCCAAACACTTTCTTTGATTTGCAAGATCTCAACAGATGATCCCAATCTTTTATACCATCAGCAACGAAATGATGCTTTGCTTGTATGAAATCAACATCCTCTGATTCCATAACCAAAACTAGCTCATCAAGCCATCCTTCTGGAACAAGTGTATCATTGTCAACTTTAGCAAAATACTTTGACTTCCCATGGATCTCTTTGAAGAACTGATTCATGGCTCCGCCAACGCCCTTATTGTCATCATTAAATATCTTCCACTTAATCATATCGTGGCTAATTGATTCAAGGTATTCAACTGTGCCATCTTGAGAACAGTTGTCGATGATATAGACTTCGCCTATACCATCTGAATTCTTTATAAGTGTTGGCAATGTCTTTTTTGTATAATCCAGCCTATTGTATGTAATAAATAGAATTGGTATCTTTTCCATAGATTTTAGCCCCTTTCCCAAAATCTCGTTTTTGTGCCCATGGCCTCAAAGACGTCATGCTTATATGGCTCAAAATCAGCAAGAACTTCTTTTACTGGATCATAAGTTATTTCTGTTCCCCAATCATGAACACCTAACAAGTCACCTGAATTAAGGTACTTAGCATACATCTTAAATTCTTTAATTTTGTTACCATTGTCACAGTATAGAAATTTTCTCTTGCTATTGCTACATAGGCAAATTATATCGTCAAGAGGTGATGATAGGATATCAGCAATAAAGAAGCTAACATTGTGCCTGAATTTAAATCCCATAGGCATCTTCAATACATCATATGAGTATATAGGCACATCATCTCTCGTTGACTCGTGTATAAATTCTGTAAACCCACCATTCTTTGTTCCAAACTCAATTACCATGTCTGGATCAAACTCTTTTATTATATCCATTATTGGCTCAATAGCCTCAGCCTCATGGTAACAAGGTGTTCTTGAAATAGTCAGAAACACTTATTTCACCGCCTTCAAAATCCCTCTGGTGTGTATAACCTTTAACTGTTCACTTGTAACAATATCGTGTAACTTGCCTGTGAACTTTGCTTTGATCCCATACAAGTCTCTGTATGCGTCATCCATATAATACATCCAGCTGTTTATATTCCAAAACGACAAATGTGTTGGGTCCATAAATGCTCCAGTTCCACTTGTCGATGGAGTCATATGGTAAAGGATGCCGTCATTTTCTAGTACCCTGTATATTTCTTCTACTGCTAGAATAGTCTTTCCTAATGGTATATGCTCCAGAAAATCAATTGCTCTTACCTCATTTATAGAACCTGTTTTAAATGGTAAGCCTTCATTTATGTCAGCAACGACATCAGGTGACACAACTGCCCTGTTATCGACATTGATGCAGTCTATGTCTTTTCTGTATCCGCTTCCAAGGTTAATCTTCATGCATCACCTATTACTTCTGGTGTAGCCTTATACTCTGGCTTCTTTGCTATCAAAATAGCATTCCACCAAAAAGTTGAGCGATATTGTATACACTCTATAATATCCATACCAGCCAGACCAGCTAATATGCCCATGCTATCAGGATTAAGTCTATAATGGTCACCATCCTGCCCATAGGCTCCAGATGAAGCAACTATCATGCATAAATAGCCACCGTCAGTAATAATCTTGCCAACATTCTCCATTAGATCCCAAAACCGCTCAGACCTTTCAACTGTTTGGCCAGAGATAACAACATCCGCTTTTAACTTTTTATACCACCAATCCTTCTTTACAGAAACAGCCTTGTATTCCCATCTGTCTTCTTGGAAGAGATGTTCACATGGCTTATCACCTCTACTCAAACCAAACAGATCAACTATTTTAAGCTTGTCATCTGCTTTAAGGTATCTGTCTCTAAAATCTTCTATAGCAGTAAAAGAACTCTCATGCATATCTATCTCCTTGTTAAGATGGGCTAGGGCTAGGACTCTCACTAGGAGATTCACTAGGTGACTCACTAGCACTTGGGCTCAAGCTTGGGCTTTCACTTGGGCTCTCACTTGGTGATGCTGATGGTGATGGGCTACTCTTCATCAGCAAATTATATCGGACGACACCGCTCCAGATATTCTCTGGCTCAATTTTAGATGGATTGAATACAACCTCTCTTTCCATTCTTAGGCATACATACCCATCAAGCGTCAATATAGCATAGTCAAACATTGCTTTAATATCAGCAATACCATCGTCACAGATATCAGCTGTTTCACCGTAATAATCAAATTGAATGAGCACTTCTTCAAATTCAAGGTCAAAGGTAAAATCATACACCTCATTAAAGACATGGTATACACAATAAGGCTTAGTTGGAGTCTCTTCTGCCTCTGAATAATAAAGCCTAGTGCCAGCAAGATCGCCATAAAGGTGCGCTGAGCTATTTGCCCTAAAATAATTCCAAATTCCAGTGCGTACACTGCCTCCCATTGATCACCTACATGTAATAAGGGAATGTAAAAGCCTCTTTTATGAGCCCTCTACTTCCAGTCAAAGCGGGCCATAAATATGGTCTTGCAGCCACATTATTTCTCTTTTGCCCTTTCTCCATAGATAGAGCATACGGTACATTTGACCCAACAGAAAGAGCATAACCACCCATAGAACCTTTTGGCTCATTTATCTCATCACCTGGTTTTGCTCTACCACCCATACTTGACTTCTGTCCAAATGAAGTTCTGAATGTTATTGAATCATGAAGCCTTCCACTCCAAGGTGCAGGTGGCCTTCCTGGTGATGACGCTGTATGAGGCAGTTCACCTTTCCGTTTATAAGTTTTACCAGAGCCAGCTGACATTGATGATCTAACTTTTTCAACAAGACCATTTCCAATCTTGTTGAAAGCAGTCTTTGTGTTCCTCTCTACCATCTCAATCATTGCTAGCTTATTTATATGTACTCTGCTCATCTTGTTTGTACCAAGTCTATCTTATAAAGCTTATTTTTCTCCAAGACATTATCGGCATATACAACCCTATATCTTTGAGTGGTGCCTTCTAATGTCATTTCATCTTTTGATGTTATAGCATAACTTGATTTGTATTTACACCAAAATTGGTATCTGTTTTGGAGCGATTCCCTATCTGCCCTGACTTGTTCATCTGACCATATAAAAGTCAAAACGCCCTTAATAGTAGCGACATCTGCCCATGTCTTTGTTGAACTGCCGCCTCCATCAGAAACAGCAGCATATCTACTAAGGGTCATTTTGACCTTTGGCCCCCTAATCATATGCTACACCGATCAGGAACCTTCTGTAATTGGAAAGGATCAGCTCAGCCTCTTTAGGCATAATTGACCCTTTTTCAAATACAACTCTGAGGCCAGTTGCCCCACTAGCTCCAAGGTTGTATAAGTCAATACCAAATAAGCCTTGTTCTCTTTTCTCCCATATGAATTGGACAATTATCTTAACAGCAAGCTTTAAGTCTTCAGGCATATTTGCTGCTGTATACCCTGCTGTGTAATCAACGAACACATTCCTGAACCCCTTATAGAAGCCACCAGTGAGCATTATCTGCCCTCTTTCAAAATCTACATTGACTTCTGGCTCACCAGTGTCAGGTATGCTAAGGTACACAGCAACATTATTTATACACCCCGATGCTGACTGCTGGATAATATCAGTTGATTTGAATGAACTATAATCTGAGCTTGATATTGTTGCGCTCCAGCCATCCCCTAAAGCATTTACAGCTGCTATTACCAATGCTATTGTAGCATATGTTG